GTTATTTGTATTGAAATCCTGATTGATTAAAACCGTGTTATTTGGACGATTGTAAACATATAAACTTTTGGTCGTTGAAAAATATTGTTGGCTAATTTTTAAAGCATCCACACGGCTTGAAATCTGAGCCGCAAAATTACTTCCATTTCCAAATGTTAATGCGTTTGTCAAACCGTCCCAACCCGTTGCTAAAATGCGCCCAAATACTTCGACAAAAGTTAATTTATCTTTATTGAAACCCATCGCAAAAGGAATTGATACATCGTTTAATCCTTTAATTGTAATCAAATTATTATTCGCTCCCGGCACGGAATTTTCACAACTGTATTCGGCATCCGATAAACCAAAATTTACGCCCTCTACCGTGTTTACATCGGTGAAATCACTCGCGTAATGTATGTAATATCGTTTCCAAGCATCCTCAGTATTATAAGTAAAAGATTCGTCGCGATCCGCTTGTATATTTAAAGCCGGTGCCATTAATAAAGTTGAATTGTTTTGTAACCAATCACGGCGCTCAAAGTGAATTGTGTTTCCAATCACAAAAGTACGTCCATTGAATTGAGTTTCACACGCATCAAAAAATTGACCTACCAAACCAACCGAATCCGAAGCCGTTGGATAACCTAAATTGAAATTATTTCCTAAATCATCCAACCCCTTTTGAAAAATTGATTCGTTGTTATTTCTGTTAATTGGAACCGGCAAAAGAAACCAACCCGGATCGTTATCGAATAATTCAGAACTAAAATTATATCCTAAATATTGACACGCTTTAAACATCAATTCTTTATAATAACACCCGTTTAAATATCGTTTTCGTGGAAAAATTAATTTAATTAATTCCGCTATGTATTGAATTGCTGCAATTACCAAAGCTGCAAAATAAATTGTGTCAATTATTAAATTTGCCAACGCCTCAGCAATACCGCCCGGACTTGCATTTAAAAAAGCCGTAAATGATTTCGCCAGATCTTTTGCCGCTGCAATTATTTCCTTTGTCATTATAAAAAGCGATAAACTGAGCGTTAACATCTGCTCGTTTACATTGTCTTTTATGATAAAAAACGGTATTCTTTTATAACTGAAAAAATTTATTCCGTTGTCTTTTACAATTAATTCGAATGAAGTTCCATCCGCTTTGCTTCGAAAATCGTCGTATCCTTTTGATCGTTTAATTTTGACTTCGATATCGTGTTGACGTAAAACGGGCTTACTTCCAGGATCGCATAAATCAATATAATAATCTAATGTAATTCCGCCATCCATTTGCACCTGATAAGGAATACCAATAAACAAACCGCTTGTTTGTATATGCTGTTTAACCATTTGATTTGCTTCGCGCGGTAAAACTAACGTATCGGTGTTTAAACTTAATACATCTGGATTCCCTGTAAAGTCGCAAACTACTCCGATCTCGTCCCGGTTGCGTGGGCTTACTTCAATACCGTTCAAAAAATGCCTCATTTTCTAACTTTAAATCGATTGTAAATAGTTGTATTTCCCGTGCGTTTTGATTCGACTATATTCATTGCGCTTTGCGTGATTTCACCGAGCGCGATATTTGTTTCAGGTTTGTTTTTAATAACCTCTTTTAAATCGCGCATTTCGTTAACTAAAATTGCCATTTCCAAACTTGAATTTGCGTTACTTTTTGTTATTAAACGCCCGTTTTGGTATTCCTGAGCCAATTTTGCAAGCTGCTCATTACTCATGGATCCAATTTGTTCGTTTAAACTCTTTGGAACCACGCGCTCGTTAGGGTGCAATACAGCGTGAAAGCCGCCTTTACCGTCCACGCCTTTACCATTTATTCCCGTGTCTTCCGTTCCATCGTAAAACGCTGGCAAACTGTTAATAAACGCCATTAATCCGGTTGCATCTTTTATAACTGATCCGAGCGGGTTTTTTTCGTCCGATTTTGCAGCCAACAATTTAAACAACGCCAATCCTTGTTCCATTCGCATCTGTTTTTTAAGTTCTTTTTGCTTTTTTAAATTAGCTTCGTTAATAATTCTTTGTTGTTCTGCAAGTGATTGCTGCGCGTTTATATTTCCATCCGCTGCAAGTTGTTTAAGTGTTTCAGCTTGTTTTTCCGCTGCGGTCATTTCAGCATCAATTGCCTTTATTTTTTCGTCCGATTTCTTTTTAAAATACTGCGTTGTTTTATCCGCAAATTGTTGGATTTGTTTTTGGCGTTCCTCTTGTTTTTTTACCTCATCCGCGCCCGCTTTTTTATCAATATCGTCTGTACGTTTTTTTCTACGTGATTCAATTTGCGCAAGTGCGGTATCGTATTCTTTTTGACCTTTAATGGATCCGTTAATATTCAATTCGTTTAATTTATCTAACTCGTTTTGATATTCTTTTTCGGAATTTAAACGTTCTTTTTTAATGTCATCAGCCATTAATAATTCAGCATCGAAACGATCGTTCAATCCTTTTTCATATTCAGCGTTTAATTTGTCCTGAGTTTCTTTTTCCAATCGTAAAATTTCCGCGTCTTTTTCTTTTTTCTTTTCAATTTCTAAATCCGCATATTTTTTTTGAATATCTGCAAGTTCTTTTCCTTTTGCCTCTTCGAGTAATGTAATATCAATTTCATTTGCTTTTGCCCGTTGAATTAAATTATCGTATTTTTCACCGACTGCGATTTCTTCCTGTTTTCGTTCTGATTGTAAGCTAATAATGTAAGCCTTTTCCGCTTCGTAAACTTCTTTTTTAAGCGCTTTTAAATCCTCTAAAATTTGCTTTTGACGTTCCAAACTTTCATTTAATTTGTCATTTGTACCCGTAAAACCTGCAACGTTTTTTGAATAATCTACTATCGCACCGGAACTATCTTTTACAACGGCTCCGTTTTTCTTTTGCGCAGCGATTGCCCTATCGAGTTCCTCGCTTTGCTGATCAAGTGAATTAATTTGTTTATCAATCGATTGGGTTCCCGAAGTTGTAATTTGATTTAGATTTTTGCCCGCTTCGGCTGCGTTTTCCGAAGCTGTCGAGAATCCGATCCAACCATTCGTTGCACTTTCGCCATAATTCAACGTCCAATTAGTTGCATTTTCTTGGCTTTCCGCTTGTCGATCTAACTGCAAATTAATTTTTTCCTGTAATTTATCCGCCCTAACCGCTTCGATTGCTTTTGCCTGTGCCTGTAATCTTAATAGCGTGATATTTTTAGTTAATTGCGTATTAATTTGATCGATCGAGTTCGTTTCGGCATTCATATTTGACAATAATCCCGGATAAGCCGCTTGAAATTCTTTTACTTTTTGTATTTTTTGAGCTCGTGTTAACGTTTCACTTTTTAATTGTTTACCTAATTTATCCGCTGCGCTTAATTCCTGTGAAATACTTGCCGTTGCCGTTCTTGTAACTTCATTATTTACTTTTTGTGCCGAAGTTTGGGCGTTTACAGATCCTTTTAATTTATCCCAATTTGCAGCCGCATATCCAACCGCTGCGATTACTAATCCAATTCCCGTAACTGCAAAAGCCTTGCCCGCTGTTGTCATTCCTTTAAACGCTCCTATTGCTTTGCCTCCGAACGCTTGGAATCCTGCGCTTGCTTCGTTCAATTTATCGCCAACCGATCCAAGTGTAGAAAGCGCATCGCTCAAACCTGCTAACGCTTGTAATTTTTGCATCGAAGCCAAAATATTTTCGTTTTCGATACCCATTAAAACCATACTCGATTCGATTCCCTGAAATGCTGCAATTCCAATTTGCCCTACGCTATTCATTGCACCGCCTAAATTCTCGATCGCAGTTCCCGCCGTTGCTTTTACGATTCCTTGCGTGTCTTGAATTTGATCCTTTAATTGACCGGCTTTTACCGCCATTTCCTGAAACTTTGGATCGCTTTCGCTCATGTTCATTAACTCCTTCGTTAACGCCCTTAATTCAGTCTTTAAATTCTTTGTCGCCCCCTCGTAATTACCTACATTTCTTTGGTGTTGCCCGACCGTTGCATCTACTTTTTTAAGTTGGTTATCTAAATCCGTAACCTGTTTTAAAAGCTGTTGACCTTCCGCAGTATTTTCTTTATTTTGAACTGCTAAATCTTTATAGGCTTTGCGGGCGTTGTTTAAATCCTTTGATAATTTAGCGTAGGCGCTGGCTTCGTTTTCTGCGGCTTTTACTTGTTTTGCGCTTTCCGCTGCGAGCCTCGATTTTTCTTGTGCTTCGGCTTTCTGCGTTTTAATTCGTTCCTGAGCCAAACGTTCCTGTTCCTTCTCGCTTTTTATCGCTTGTTGTTTAACCTGCTCTTGTAATTTCTGTATTTCAATCGATTGCTTTTGGATCTTATTTGCCTCAGCTGTTGCCGCTGTAAACTTTTTAATTGAATCCGAACTATCGAATTTTGCGTCTCCCAAAGATTGTTTTAACGTGGCCGCGGTTTGTTTAAATTCGTCGTTAATTTTATTCAAACTAACCAAAGTTTTTTCCGCTGAATCTCGAATCCCTTTGAAAATGTCTTCCTGTTCGAATAAATCCTTACTGCTAATTTTTTTTGCCATCGTTCATTTTATTATACCGTTCAAACTCCTTTTGTAGATCAAAGTATTCTTTTGTAGTTATGTTTTTAGGGTTGATCCATTGCCCTAACCATTTCGATAAATGTATTAAACTTTGCTCTATTGTTACGCCCGAACCGTTATTATTCAACATCTGTAATAAACTTTGTTCAATCATTTCAATTTGAGTTAATTTAAACCTATCATTTGTTAAAATATAGTCGCATTCATATACCGCTTTTTTCTGCATTGTTTTTAATAGCTTCAAATAAAGTTTTCCTAATCCGTATTCCTTTAAATATGAATCGTAAATAAACTCCCACGCTATTAAATCGCCCTCGTTTGAGCCATTTTTATCAATCCTAACAAACTTTAATTCTCCATTAATACATTTTATCCAATTATATAAAGGAAGTTCCTCAATCGAGTGAAAATAACCTATCGATTTCAATTGAATATCTTCGCTTTGTTTCCTCGCGTAATTTTTCCAAACTTTCTTCCGTAAGTCCAATAATACCTTCGCCAAATTTTGTAAATAAGTTTGCATTTTCTTTAATTGGATCCGCATCAATTTCAAAATAATCTGTTCCCAACAAAATTAACATACTTTTATAGAAATCGCCCGTGTCAAATAAATTATACGGATCGCCCTCTTTTTTTTTCCCGTTGCTTAATTCTTCGGTTAACCTTGAATAAGTTGTACGCCCGTTATCTCGATTTGTTAACGGTTTTCCGTCTTCGTCAACTCCTTGATCCATTAACTGATCGTCACGAATTAAATCTAAAATCCACGTTTGAAAATCTTTATCGCTAAAAACGTGATTCCACAAAATATCCTTATCCATTAAGATTTTAGTATTTCGTAATAAATCGGTTAATGCTTGCATATTATAAAAAAGCGGGTCGACAAAACGCCAACCCGCCAAATTTTAAGGTTGAATTAAACCGCTGCTATAAATTCAATCGATCCAATAAACCCATCCTTTGCAACGCTCAAAGTATAAACGTTCGTAGGTACTAAAGTTTTAGAAATTAAATAAGTCCCCGCCGGTGCCTCAACAACAGTTGTAGGTACTCCAATAAGTGTTGAAGTAGTAACATTGTAAAGTGACCAATCAGAAGTGTTATTTGCACCTTGGAAAATTATCGGATTCAATGCAGTACCGTAATCAAATGCAGCTGAAACAGTAATCGAAGCCGTTGTAACCTGAGTTACCTCAGTTAAATTAACGTCAATTAAACCGTTTAAATCGTTGAAATTTACCAACGCCTCAGTTGTTGTAATCATGTACATTGTTGACTCATCGAATAAACGATAAAAATCGAATCCTAACATAATTTTTTGAACTGTTGAATCAGTCGCAAACATAAATTTCGGATCCCAACTTTGTTCGTCAACAGGAATTGGATATAAATATCCGTTTGATTTAGAACCAATTAAATTTCCGTTAACATCTACAACGTAAACACCAAATTGAACGCATCTACCAGCGCTTAATTTACCCAATAATGTAGGCGTTGAATCGTCGCCCCAAAGTTCACCCGCAAATGATCTTTTACCTTGACGTAAAAAAGCCATACGTCCACTGTTTGCCTCTTCGAATTGTGAATCTGCTTTCGCAAGTTCAACGTTTTCAAACTCAGGAATTGGAAACCATCTTTTAGACGAATCCGCTTCATTAATTAAATCGCTCCACGTTGGTAAAGCGATTGATAAATCGATCCCGTTCAAATTACCTTGGTTATCCTGTAAAGGAACCATGATTAATTTACTTGTTACCGATTGTAAAGGTACGCAACCCGGGCGCCCTGTGTTGGAAAGTCCAACGTTACAATTACATCCAGCCATTTTTTTTATTTTTTTATTTTTAACATTTACAATTTTCTTTGTATTTCGTGAGCTTAACACGTAGCTCAACCCCGCTCAAATTTGCGTCCAATATGTTTTTGAAATATCCATTTTCTTGTTCGGTTCCGAACCTACTAAATTCCACAATTTCCCAATTATCCACGCGTAAAAAACTGCGATCACTTTGAACAACCTTAACGAACTCATCCGCTAATTTTGTCATTGGAATTACAACCTGGTGAATGTGGTCTTTTGTGTAAAAATTTAATATATCGGTTTCGTCCAAAAAAAAGATTCTCAAATCGCTTTCCCACGCGTAAACAGATTCTTTACCGAATGAATTATATCGGATTCCATGAAGTAACCAAACTAACGGCGTTTTCTGCGTTAAATCGTTTGTTGAAATTGTCCATTCTCGATTAGCTTCGATCTTAGTTCCCGGCACAAAATACGGCGTTGGTAAAGTTATTTCTCCGTCAATAATTCCCGCTTTAATCCAATTATCGTAATCGATTTCTGTAATTAAAAACGAATCATTTTGTGAATCAGTAACTGTTTTACCTATTCTCGCCCACTTTGTATTGCATACGGTTGTAAACTCATCCGGAGCGGGCAAATAAACGCCCTCGATTGTCGTACTGATCGAGTTAACTAAATCCTGTATTGATTGTGAAATATCGTTTATCATAACCAATAAGCCGTTGATTTAGAAACCCCTCGAAATTTACTGTAATCGCCCGTTCCTATGTAATTGACTTGAAACGATGCCGTTAAATTCAATCCATCTTTTATATTTACATAATCGTCAACTTTGTAATTCTTGCCGCCATCGACAATTACAGCATTTGTAACACCGCCCAAAGTAACATTATTAATAGTAAAAAACGCATCGTCGTTTCCGCCCGGAACTGTAATAACATCTCCAAACAAATAATCAAATCCGGGTGAATAAATTTCCAACGTCTGAATTACACCGCCCAAAGTTGTTATTTCAACCTCAGCATTGTAACCCGATCCTGTTGTAACAAAATAAATTCCATCTGAATATCCTGATCCATTTGCCGTTAATGTAAAGTTGTTTATACCTCCGATATTATTTGCCACTACATTTACAACAGCCCCCGTTCCCGATCCATTTGCACACGGTAAACCATTTGAAGTTATGTAATTAATACCCCCGTTTATTACTGTTAAATTAACAATTTGACCTAACGGGGGGTTGTTGTATCTTATATAACTCTGAATCGATCGATAAGATCGGATCGCTTCGTTGTATCGCGTGTAAATCATGGAAAAACCCGTGTTCGCAACCTCTGAATTTTCGCTCAAAGGTTTAACGTTACCATACGGAGTCATTTGGTTTACTAAATCCTTTGAATATTCAAAATAAATAAAGCCTTTCAGCATCTGTTTCATACCCTCTGAATCCAATTGATTTGAATTATAGGCAAAACCATACGTAGTGTAAAAGTTGTATCCTAAATCCTCACTGAACGCATTAAATATTTTTAGGAAATTTGGGCTTTGCGGTACGTTATTTAATAGATCACTTTGAAACTGATTGTATAAATCAACTCCTAATAAATTTTTCAAATAACGAGGCTCGTAGATATCAATATAATTTTGCAATTTATTGACGTCGTACATTCCCGTATGCAAAGCGTATTTTCCAACAAAATCCTGAATGCTTAAAATCATTTTTTTTATTTTAGATTTCCGTAACCTTTAGAAATAAACTTCGAAGCCAGTTCACCGTTTATTTTCCAAACCGATCCTTTTGGTAAAGTGCGAAAATTGCCATTTCCAATAAATTCATAAATTAAACTTGGATCTAATTCAACGGGTTTTTTCGCTTTTGGCGTTGCCGTTTCTTTTACTTCCAAATCTAAATTCAGAACCTTTTTTTTGCGTGGTTTCTTTTCCATATTGAACTAAATTATTAAACTTCCAACGCTGCGATTGCAGTTGCTAAATCAGCTTCAACGAACGCGTTAACGTCATTGTTTCTGATATATTGAACCAAACGAGCTTCAGCAATTATTGTTACCATGTTACGAGTGAAATCGTCATTTTCATAACCTACTGTTAAATTAACAGCCTCACGAACTTTTACGATTAATTTAGTGAAATCACCAACTAAAATTGTACCCGCTGTAATGTTATTTGAAGCAACGATTATTAAACCAGCTACATTTTCCGCGCCTGTAAAGAACATTGGGTATGTATATTCGCCAGTTGAAGTTTTTGTTAACTCAAATTTAGCTTTGTCTTCCGGATTCATTACTACATGAGTAGGTTGGAAGTTTGCAGCTTGTATTTGTGCTTTTGAAACTTGAATAACGTCGATAATGTTTGCAGCAACTAAAGTACCAGCGAACCCACCAGCGTTAAAATTAGGTACATTTCCGATCAAACCGTTCAAATCAGTACCGCCAGCACCATTAATCATTGAATAATCGATAGCTTGTTCGATTTGTTCCATCAAAACAGTGTTTATTTCAGATCTAACGAACGCTAAATCTTCCAACATTTCTTTTGAAACTTTCACGAATCCAGCTACTTTTTTAACTTCGCTTGAAATCTCTTCCCATTTGATCTCGCCGTTTGCTTTTTCAACTGATTCAGCAGTCCACGCACTTGAAGCCTGTTGTGTTTGTTGAATATAAACAACAAATTTTGAAGCCGTTGTGCCTACGTTTGCGATTTCTAACATTCTACGTGTTGGACGTGCAATTCTGTTAATTTCAGGATCCAAAGTTGTAAGTGCGTACGTACCATCGTAATCATTGTCGATTGTCATATCTCCCGCCGCTTTTACTTCTAAAGTAAAGTTTTGACCTTTTGCGACTGAATCCTTAATCGTTTTGATATTGTCTGAATAAGCTTTTGACAATTTACCAGCCAATCCTTTAGGACTTTTTTTAGCCGGTTCGTTGTGACTTTTTTCGCTTTGCGCTTCAATACGTCCTTCCATTTTTGCGATTG